AACCAAACTGACTCAAATTAAAATCTGTATCGCTTACATTGTAAATGCCACGCATGGTATAAACATCAGGATCGTATTTTCTATCTCTGTTTTCCAAGAACAGCATGTCTTGTATGTTTGTTTCTTTTACTGCATCATAACGAGGCTCAGCTGAAGTAGATTCTTCTTCAGTTGGATTTCTTGGACCTAAATATTTGTGCACATGAATATCTGTGCCGCCAATGCTGAATTGTTCATAGATAACTTTATCTAAAAATTCATAATCGGTTGTTTTGTTCGGTCTGTATAAACTTAGTCTTGGCATAGTTATATTTACCTGATAAATACTGTACGGAGAAACCCTATGGCAGATACAAATTTAGCAACAGCAAAACAACATATTTTTGATTATGTACACGCTTTCTTAGGCGGCGGTATGGTAGATGTTGAGCTTGATCCGATGCATTATGAAATGGCATTGCAAAAAGCACTTACTCGTTATCGTATGCGCAGTGATCACAGTGTTGAAGAAGCATATGTTGGTTTAAAATTATTAGAAGATCAAAACGACTACACATTACCACATGAAATTGTAGAAGTTAATAAAGTATATAGACGCAGTGTTGGTTCACGCAGTGGCGGCGGTGATGGCGGCACATTATACGAACCTTTTAACCTTGCTTACACAAATGCTTATTTGCTTGCAGGATCTGGCATGGGTGGACTTGCTACATATGAATTATTTGCTCAACAACAAGAACTAGTTGGTAGAATGTTTGGTAGCTTTATTGAGTTTACTTGGAATACTACAACCAAAAAGTTAACAATACTGCAAAGACCACGTGCAGGCGAAGGCGAAGATGTATTGTTAGAAGTTTACATGTATCGTCCTGATATGCAACTGTTAGAAGACTATCTTGCAAAACAATGGATCAAAGATTACACACTAGCAGCATGTAAATACATGTTAGGAGAAGCTCGTGAAAAGTTTGCTACTATTGCAGGTCCTCAAGGCGGCACTAGCCTTAATGGAGCGAGTCTTAAAGCAGAAGCTCAAAGTGAAATGGAAAAGTTAGAAGCAGAAGTTTCACTGGCTGTGTCAGGCGGAACAGGCTACGGATTTACAATAGGTTAAAGATCATTGTCGTGCACATACAATTGCATTAGTGCATAGTGAAGCACTTTCATTAGATCTTTTCGTGCATCTGCTTGTGTGCCTTTTTTACCATAACGTTGAGCATATTTAAGTACATTGCCAATCATAAATCCTGTACCGTGACCACCATCTACAATAAATTCTGTTGCTTGAAATTTATCTTTTGCATAATGTTGGCCGTAAGTTGAATCAATATATTTTGCAAATTCTGCAATATATTTGTCTTCATCAAATTTATAATCAATGCTCATAGTAAATCCTTTTTATTTAATATACTATAAAAAATAAAAAAGTCAACCATTAACTGAGTACTTAACCGCTAAAAACCACGGATTTTGCCCAGGATCTGCTAAATAATAATATAACAAGATCCATGAGGAGAAAATAAAAATGGCATTAGTATCACCAGGTGTACAGGTCAGCGTAATTGACGAAAGTTTTTACACACCAGCTGAACCAGGTACAACCCCAATTATTTTTGTGGCGACACAGGAAAACAAAGCTAATCCAGGCGGCACAGGTACTGCACCTGGTACATTGAAAGCGAATGCAAACAAAGTTTATTTGATGAGTTCACAGCGTGAGCTAGCAGAAACATTTGGCGATCCGCTTTTCTATACAGATGAAAATAACAATCCAATTCACGGCGGAGAGCAAAACGAATATGGTCTACAAGCAGCATACAGTTATCTAGGTGTTGCAAACAGAGCATATGTTGTACGTGCTGATATTGACTTAGATGCAATCACAGGCAGCTCAACACCAACAACTGGTAAACCAACAGATGGTGCATATTGGTTTGACACAAACGATTCGTTCTATGGCATTTTTGAATGGAACGGCGCAGCAGCAACAGCAACAAACGGGCAAACATTCCAAAACAAAGTACCAATGGTAATTACAGATCAAACCAAAGTTGTAGATTTTGCTGGTCAAGATTATACACCAAAAGGTGCAGTAGGCGCAGTTGGCGATTATGCAATTGTTGCTGTTACAACTACAAACAGAATGTGGTACAAAAACACATCAGGTGCTTGGGTAGAAGTCGGTAGCACAGAATGGAAAAACAGCTGGCCGTTTGTTGTAGGTACAGCAAACCCAACTATCAACGCAACTGGAGATTTATCATTTACAGTTGACGGATCTTCTCTATGGACAGTAACAACAACAGGCACAACATTAACTCAAGTAGTAGCAGACATCAATGGCGATGCAAACCTACAAGCTAACGGTATTTCCGCAGCAGCAGTAGGCGGCGCATTAGCACTTTATTTTGCACCAACAGCAGATGATATGTTAGATGATATTATTGTTTCAGGTACATCAACATTGTTAGATGACCTAGGCATTGCAGCTGACACTTACTACGGTCCTGAAGTAACTATTGCTCCACATACACAAGTACCAGAATACAAGTCACGTGATACAAAACCACGTCCATCTGGTAGTATTTGGATCAAAACAACTGCTCCAAACCTAGGTGCAAACATCAGTGTAAAAACATACAGTGCTGCAACAGACACATGGTCAACAATTGCTGCTCCTATGTACGCAAGCAATCATGCTGCAATTGAAGCATTAGACCCAACAGGCGGCGGCGCAAACATTCCACTAGGTAGTGTGTATACAACATACAATTTAGGCGAAGACAGTGAACCACTAGGTACATTTGCATTCAAGCGTAGAAATTCAATTGGTGCAACAAACATCACTAGTGCAGCAATTACTACAGGTACATTCACAAGTGGTACACATACATTTACTATGCAAGAAAGCACAGTAGGTGACGCAGCACTAACAACTGCTTTAACAATTACATTTACAGCAACTGGTGTAGCAGCTGATGCAGATGCATTAGCAGATGCTATCAACGGTGCAGGACTTGCAAATGTTTCAGCAAGTGTTAATACAAAAAATCAAGTTGTAATCAGTCACAGCAAAGGCGGAGAGATTCGTATTGTAGATACATCACAGCAATTGGATAATGTTTACAGTGCATTTGACGAAGCAAACAACTCAACAACAGTTAACTTGTACTATGCTCCAGGCACAGATGGTAACACATCGCCAAAGCAATTTGTTGCAAGTAACTGGGCAGATCTAAAATATACTGCTAAAGACTTAGAACCAACAACTACTCCAGCAGATGGTGCATTGTGGTACAGCAGTGTTGTAGACGAAGTTGATATTATGATTCACAATGGTACATCATGGGTTGGATATCACAACTACGATCACACAGGAACTGGTTTGTTTGGCGCAAACAGCACAAACAACGCAACAGGTCCAATTGTTGCAGCAGTTGCTCCAACAAAACAATCAGATGGTCTAAGTGCATTAGTTGAAGGCGATCTATGGGTAAGCACAGCAGATTTAGAAAACTTCCCAAGAATCTATCGTTGGAACGATGCAACTAGCAAATGGGTAGAACTAGACACAACAGATCAAACAACTGAAAATGGTGTGTTATTTGATGATGCTCGTTGGGCAACAGCAGGTGCACTAGAAGAAGCAAGCGAAATTGAAGACTTGCTAACAAGCAACTACTTAGACCCAGATGCACCAGATCCTGCACTTTATCCAAAAGGTATGCTGCTATGGAACCTACGCAGAAGCGGATTCAACGTAAAACGTTTTGAGCGTGACTACATTGACATCGACGGCGAAAATGTTCGCAACAGTGACGAAGCAATGAGCGGTTACTATCCACATCGTTGGGTGACAGAAAGTGCAAACAACAACGACGGATCAGGAAGCTTCGGACGCAATGCACAGCGTAAAGTTGTTGTACAAGCTCTACAAGCAACTGTAAACGGTACAGAAGACCTACGCGATGATGAAACACGTATCTTTAACTTGATTGCAGCACCTGGTTATCCAGAACTAATTGGCGAAATGATAACATTGAACTACGACAGAGGCTTAACAGCGTTTGTTGTTGGCGATAGCCCAATGAGATTGCAACCAACTACAACAGCACTTAACGAATGGGCAACCAACGTTAACCAAGCAGTTGAAGATAACGACAACGGACTTGTAAGCAGAGATGAATACTTGGGTGTATATTACCCAGCAGGATTCAGCAGTGATAACGCAGGTAACAACATTGTTGTTCCAGCATCACACATGGCACTGCGTACAATTGCACTAAGCGACCAAGTTAGCTATCCATGGTTTGCACCAGCAGGTACAAGACGTGGCGGTGTTACTAACGCTACAAGCTCAGGCTACATCAACGGTGAAGGCGAATTTGTTGCAATTGCACTTAACGAAGGACAAAGAGATACATTGTATCAACAGAATGTTAACCCAATCACATTCCTAAACGGAGCAGGTTTGGTTGTCTTTGGACAGAAAACTCGTGCAAGAAATGCAAGTGCGCTGGACAGAATCAACGTAGCACGTTTGACTGTATACTTACGTAGCCAACTTAAGAAACTTGCAAAACCATATATCTTTGAACCAAATGATAAAATCACACGTGATGAAATCAAACAACAGGTTGAAAGCTTAATGGTTGAACTGATTGGATTGAGAGCAATTTACGATTATCTAGTTGTGTGTGATGAAACAAACAACACACCAAATAGAATTGATAGAAATGAACTATACGTAGACATTGCAATCGAACCAGTTAAGGCAGTTGAATTTATCTACATTCCACTACGCCTTAAAAACACAGGAGAAATCGCAGGTTTATAAATCATAATATAGGGGGTTATTGATTTAACCCCCTAATATGATAAATACTTGTGAATAGGAGTATATTATATGGCAATCTCAAGCTTATCAAAATTAACAGTTCCATTAGCAACAAATGACAGCGCAAGCAGTCAAGGTTTGTTAATGCCAAAACTACAGTATCGCTTCCGTGTTACTTTAGAAAACTTTGGTGTATCAACACCGACAACAGAACTTACAAAACAAGTTATGGATGTAACTCGTCCGACACTTACTTTTGAAAACATGGAAATTCCAGTGTACAACAGTAAAATTAACCTTGCTGGTAAACACACATGGAGCCCATTGTCACTTAACATGCGTGATGATGTAAACGGAAACGTACAGAAACTAGTTGGTGAACAACTACAGAAACAATTTGACTTTATGGAGCAAGCAAGTGCTGCATCAGGTACAGATTACAAATTCTTAACTCGTATTGAAATCCTAGACGGTGGTAATGGTGACTTGACACCAAACGTACTAGAAACATGGGAGTGCTATGGTTGCTATGTAAACGAAGCAAACTACAACACATTAAACTATGCAACAAACGAGCCAGTAAGTGTAACACTAAGCATCACATACGACAACGCAGTTCAAACACCAGAAGAAACAGGTGTTGGTACAGATGTTGGCAGAACGCTTGGTACAGCCGCAACAGGCGCAGGCTAATAACACTTAACATGATTGCCAGAATAGGGAGTACATTTTTTAATGTACTCCTTTTTTATTAACTGCGCACATTTTATAAAAGATAAATATTATTATGGCGAATCCATTTTCAGGTCTTTTTGACAATTTAATTAACGGAGCACTTAGTCCCAAAGGAAACTTAGGGGATTACACACATGCGAGTAAGGTGTTTGTTGATGGTAATATGCGTCTTGCTCCAAAATTCAAACATCTCTATCATGTTGTTTTAAATATAAATCCAAATATTAATTTAAGTGGTACAAGTGGATTTAATAACACTACTAAACGTGAAATAAATCTACTATGTAAAAGTGTTGATTTGCCCAGCTTTAGTATGCAGACTGAAACACTTAATCAATACAATAGAAAAAAAGTTGTACAAACAAGTGTACAATACGATCCTGTTAATATGGTATGGCACGACGATAATGCAGGATTGACAAATTATCTTTGGAAAAATTATTTCAACTATTATTTTAGCGATGCACAACATGTGCAACAAGATCAAGGTGCACCGGCAATTAAAGATCCTGCGTACCAAAGAGTTGGAAACTTAAACAGTGCATATGGTGCAGGCGGTGTGATGTCAAATAGATTTGGTTTAGATCGTCCTGGTAAAACTGAAAACTTCTTCACAAGTATTCAGGTATTTCAACTTCATCCACAAGACGGTAAATCTACCAATACCAGTTATACATATATTAACCCACTCATAGATCAATGGGATCACGACGAAGCCAATTCAGATGGTAGTGAATTTGCTATCAACAGAATGCGTTTCAGTTATGAAACAGTAATAACTGATAGAGACTATACAGTGCCAGATATTGTTCCTGCAGGGTTTGGCGAATACAGATATGATCAAGGCCCTAGTCCTATTAGTCCAGCAGGTGGCGGATCAACCAGCTTGTTCGGAACAGGCGGAGTGCTAGCAGGTGCAGCAACAACTATTGGCAATGTACAATCTGGTAATATACTAGGTGCACTTATTACAGGTGCTAATACATTTAGAAATGCCAAAGGCTTAACTACTGGAAGTGTAATAAACGAAATTATCAGCGTTGGAGAAAGTGCAATAGTAGATGCAATCATTCCAAGTGCAAGCAATAGATCTGCTACTGAATCAAAATCAAGGAATGATCTATTATGAGTGATTTTCAAAGTACTACCACTAGTCAAGATCAAACTGTTAAAACAAAACAGTATTTTGATAATTACGAAAAAGATAGAGTAAGTTATCCTAGCAATCAAGTTGATGCTGTGATTGGTTTTTTTGAAAGCAGAGGATTTGATAAAAGTGCTGCAATCAGTGTTGGCACTGTGTTGTTGCAACAAGCAAAGATTGAGCAATACAATGTAATGGAATTGATTGACAATTTGCGTCAATATGAAAAACCTCAACTGAATGAATTAATTGGTGCTATACTAAACAACAATAGAGATAAAAATACAAGAATAGGTTTTAGACAAGAAATTAGCGGCGCTAATCAATCTGCAAGAAACATAATTTATTAAAATGGCACAGTATGCACAAGGTAAATTTAATCTAAAAAACCCTGAAAAATATGTAGGCGGACGCACACCTACATATAGAAGCAGTTGGGAATTTGCTTTTATGCGTTTTTGCGATGAGCATCCTAGTGTTGCTAAATGGGCAAGCGAAGCTGTAAAGATTCCATATAGAAATCCTTTTACAGGAAAATACACTGTTTATGTACCAGACTTTTTTATTGCATATGTAGATGCAAATGGCAAACAACACGCAGAACTAATAGAAGTAAAACCCAGCAATCAAATGACAATGGAAGGTGCAGGTCGTAATAAACGCAACCAAGCACATGTAGTTCTTAATCAAGCAAAGTGGCAAGCAGCAAATGCCTATTGCAAACAAAACAATATAAAATTTAGAATTGTAACTGAGAAAGATATTTTTCATACAGGTAAAAGAAGATAAATAATAGTAGCATATAACGGATACTATTATGACTAAAAAATTAGAAGACTTGTTAAACTTGCCAGATGCTCAAGAAATGATAAACGAAGAGCAAGAAAAAGCTGTACCAGTTGAACAAGAAGATACATTTAGAGATATTGAAGAACTTGATAAAATTGCAGCAGCATTACCTCAAGTAAAAGGTTTAGGCGAGTTAGCAGACAAAGAACTAAATGAAGTTGCAGACAAAGCAATGCAAGCATATG